GGGCCTTACAAAAGTAAGCATGTTAGCTGTTTAGTTTATACCTTAGACTTATGGCCCCGCTTTCGCGTGTCTTCGGTATCTTGCGAGTTTAAAAGGGACGGATGGTTTGGAGTTTCGCCATTTGACTTCCCAGGGTCTTTAACCTTTGCTTGTTCCGACTCACTGGCCGGATATTAGCATGTCCGTGTATTACCTTGTTTACATGGCCGCGCAACCAGTACACCTCGACGGGTTTCCCCGGTTTTTCATCGGTTGGACGACACCACGGGCCCGCTTACAGTATTAGCTGTTTACGTCCCGACACCACACTATCCATCTGCTGTTTGCCCCTTTTGGGGGTGCCTAGATTATGCCTCCGATGCTTTGTGTTATCCTCCTATTACGTCTGGTGGTGAGTTGCGCTTGACTTGTTCTTAGGTCTCGCGCGCTTTCGCTAGATTTAAAGTGTCTCCACTTGGCGGCGGTTAAAGCCCGCCGGGCTGGTTATAGCTTGTCAAGCTGAGATTAAGTTAGCAGATTAAGAAATTGGTTCCCAAGCGTGCGAACGGCCGTCCGCCCAACTTGTGGTAGTAGCGTACGAGCCACTAGTCGAGCTTCGGACGTTACGGCGTTTGCCAGCGCAGAAAACGGTGTTTCGGTATTGGTAACCGGTTGTTTCCGAAGCGCCACCGCAGTCGAGAGTTCGTTATTAACTCGGTCGGCGGCCACCGTGTCGGCATATGTTACGTGGGTAAGCGGCGTAATTAGCGACTTCTGGTCGTAGCCAGCGTTCTGGTCCAGAGTTATATGCTCGTGGGTTATGGTGCGGAGTCGAATTATTAGCGGCATAGCAGCTCCAGACGCCGTCGGGTTCGCTAGTGTTAGCACCATAGCAAACCCAAATGGCGTAATACACTCGGCCATACAAGACTTGGTGTCCGGCAAGCAAGCTGTCGCTTTATCGTTAAACCGCGTGGCTCCAGCTCCGGAAGTTACGGTCATGCTTAGGTTTGCGCATGTGTCCACCGGCTGGAACTCCATATTGTAAGGACGCCATACGAACTTAGCGCGTCTCCCGAACCGCATCGTAGAAACTCTGGCAGTATCCTGGTGGAAGCTAGCTTTAGTAACATAAGTCTGCGTCCAATTTACTGTGTTTCCGTCGTATTGGGTAATGGCACTAGTGGCTTGGCCGCCACCATGGTAAATTGCCAACTCCCCTCCTGCGTACAGTTCCTGTCCCGTGTATTCGATATCCACTTCCACTCCCAACACTCGCACCCGCCCCGATAGGCAAGTGACACCGGTCGCTCCAGGGAAGACGTCCGTAAAAGCGACTGTGGAGTATGCCGTGTCTGCTGGCATTACTGTCGACGTGCTGCCATTGTTGGCCATCCACGTTGGTACATTCTTAAACGCTTCGACTCCAGCATCGTTGTATCCAATACTGTAGTTGTCCGCGAAAGTATACCATGGGTTACCAAGGATACAGCAGCTGTTAACCATATCGCCAGCACCAGCGACAGGCACAATACGAGTATAGCGTTCTTTAACACCGTATTGGCACGCGTGGTTTCTCGATGGGGGATAGAAATGCACAAGTCGGTCATCCAACAGTCCGGTGTATAGTCCTCCTACGTTGCGCCTAGACGCGCGTTTGCGCTTCGGCTTGGTTTTCTTAATAATAATTTTTGCGATCTGTGGTCGCTTCGCCTTGGGTTGGCGATTCTGCAGTTTCTTCATCTCCGGGAACGGTTTCCCGGGGCGCCTCTCTCCGCTGAGAAGACTGTTCATCCAATGTAGCTAGCGCCGATCCGTGCAGTCGTTAGACATTCCGCATTGCTGCTTAGTACGTAAATAGTTACACTCTGGTGACGACAGAGAGCCGTTTTGGACCGTTAAACATTGGACCCCCAAATTGACCTACACCTACCGAAAAGTGTAGCGCTGGTACCACCAGCTAGGCCGACGCTTTGGTCGGTGCCATCGGGTATTTGGCGAAGTAGGTTACCACCCTCCCCTAAAAACTGGCTTGGCCAGGGATATTGTTACCTTCCCAGGTCGACGCTTGGACGTCTTGCCACACTTTGGCGTGCTCTGTAAGTAGAGCTAACTCAGAGTTTAGTTTTAACTCCGATACACTGCAAGCCATGCTCGATCCGACAATTGCCGGTGCACGTCTTGCGCGACAGACTCTAGGATTTCTTCTATTTCCAATTGAGTAGCGACACTTATTCCTTGGTATCGCTCGGTGTCCCAACGCGCCTCGTCGGTTACTTCAGTTCGCAAAACCTCCAACACGCTCGATCGCATGTGGTATTCCAAACCAGAGTTGCCAAGGAGCTCGGCATTTACACGCCCTCCCACATCGTAGAGCTTCCCTATCTTGCACAAAATTGGCACTCCCGCCCAAAGCATTCCATACCCGACAGAAACCGTCTGGCAGTAGTCTTCGAACTGGTGCCCTTTAAAATGCCTCGTTATTGCCAAGGCCTTTTTAAGTGCAGCAGGAACATCTTTAACGATTGTTAGAACGTCGTTAACGCGCATTGGTTTCGACCTACAGAACACTGCTTCGCCAGTAGTGCGAAACTCATGCTCTATAAGAGTCTCGTGGCCCAATCGCCCCATCCTTTCCATCCACCCATTTCCCATTCTTTCCCACTCGTCCTCCGATGCAAACAGTAATGTATCGTCTCCGTCGCAGTAGAAGAATACTTTGTGGCCTAGCTCTCGGCGCTGGAAGGCATACTCTAACGCAGCGACCATTACAGTCTTGTTTCCTGCGGACGTTCCTCCTGTTCCCGATTGCCTAGCTGGTCCATACCCATAGCTATCCTGCTCGAACCGCACTCGCCCTTCGTTCTGGGCTCGCAGCACCTCCGCTTGCTCTTTGTAATTGTAGCAGCCGAGACGCCGGATGGTCTCCAAGTAGACTTGGCGCTCCATAGGCGCTGTGTAAACCTGCGAGCCATCGAATGCTTTGCAGTCGATGCTTTTCCCTACGTATCCGTTGGACATATAGTAGTCGATAACCTCGGCTCTTTCGTTAGGTCGTGCACCTTGGGCGAATAACGGTTGCCCGTTGGATTCCATAACAAGGTGCATTACGTCCTGCTGAGCCCGGCGCCCCACTAGCTCCATAAGAACAGGAGCGTTGGTAGGTCGACCCTTGTAGTAAGGATCGTTCTTGTACGCCGAAACTTGCATTAGAATATGCCTAGGTCTTGGGTTTTCTGGGTCTTTCTGCCCCTCCCCGCTTTTTACGAAACCAATAAAGCTCATTTCTCCCAAGCCGCTCCGTTGGTAAACATCGTATGCGTTTTGGTAGAGTTTACGTTTGGGGCCGCTAAAAGAGGCCACAATCGAATCGTAGCTTCGGAAATTCCACTTGTGGGCAGAATAACGCCCAAAAAGATGGCGTAACTCTTTTCCGTAGCCGGCTAGTGCTTCTTGGTCGACATGGAGCCGCGATAAAACGCGCCCACGATTTACGATCGCATGCAGGAAGTCGTGTCTGTCTGTGTTAGCCGGGACACTCTCGATTTGAGTGCCTAGAAGCTCCCCGATTCTCTCTCGGAAAGTCCCAGCCATTTCCAGGTAAGTCTTGGAGCGCGCGCGGAGGTCGCGTCTTCCAATTTTAACGAACTGCTTAACCACGATTGGTTTGAAACCTCGGACCGTAACGACATGTTCGCCGTAACAAGACACCCAAGGCGCCGTAGCGTAAAAATTTAGAAGAGCTTCACTGGTGGCCGCGCATGGCCGCTCCAAAACCTGCGCGGCTATTAGTTTAAATGCCGCGTCTCCGGCGGGAACTGTTCCAACACCCTTCGAGCGGCGTCAATAATTCCCAGCCTCAGTCGGTCGTCCGACTTCGAGCGAACTTCGCTCCAGCGGCGGATCCTGGAGAGAATTTCGTCCTCTTGCACAGCATCGCAGCTACCGAGTTGCTCCTCGACATCTTCGACAAGTAAATAGAAACTGTTAAGTGTCCAATGCGCGATCGCATCGTCCGCGTCTCCATTCGCGAAGTCCTCGTAGGGGTGGCTGCGCCGCACGTAAGGTTTGGCCTCCGTGGCGGCTGCTATCTTCCGCTCTTCCTCTGCCTCGAAGTGCTCGATTTCGGTAATGCACACTTCCATAAACACGGCAAAGAATTCGCGATCTTGTTGCAAGTGGAACAGGCGCTCGCGTCGCCTCTGGCTGGTGGCACGGGATCGCAAGCCGAGTGCTCTGTCTGCGTAATTCTCGACCCGCAACCGGAAGTTGCGCTGCATGCCCCCGAGAAAAGCAAAGAACACACGTTTAACAACCTGTTGGTAGGTGGGTCGTTCGTGCATTGTTACTCTCTCCTCGTAGGACCGGAAGAAATTTCCGTGCTCCGTCCCCTCGTGCTTCGGTCGGCTATTAAGGTAAAGAGCAACACCGCCTAAAACGACGGCGAGAAATGCCAAACACCTAAGCCAAAACTTAACGCGCTCCCCGGTTAAAACCAAGTAGTCCGAGTAGCGTCCAAAGTAGTACCGAAAGTTCTCTTGGAGATCGAAAGCCGCAAGCTTGGCTCCGTCCACCGTTTGCCTCGTGGTAGAGCACGCGGATAACGTCAGGTTCTTTACTGCCCCAATCGCCCGTGCCACCTGGTTTTTGCCTTCGGCGAAAACATTAAAGACGTAGTGGTATGGTCTCCAATAGTATTTCGCTTCCAGCACCTCCAACCCCTGTTCCACAATGCGACGTTTCGTAGCTATTGTCCGCAGTAACTCCCCGGTCCAGTCGACTGCAGTGTTTGCGTTTGCGGCGTCGCGCATCCAAGGTTCTAGCACCTCGTTAGGACACTCGTCGACGCCACACAAAAGTCTACGCAAACTGTTGTAGGTGTTGGTGGTTGCTTCGTCGGCCACACTGGTGGTGGCCTCGAAGGCTTTGTTAGCGCCGTCTCGTAAGACGACGCCATACCCCCTTACGACTGGACCTTTAGCCGCCGCGGCTTTAAGGACAGAGCGAGTCGCTCGGAGGACGTCCGCTGGTGGGACAAAGAAGGGAATCGTGCGATCCCCCCCATGGAATTGCTCGTAGCGGACGAGCAACGCCTCGTAGTGTGCGAGGTCTTCGGGGCCTGCAGCGGGGAGGCCCCCTGCCTCCTTAAACGATGCCGGGAACACCGAGTGGAGGGTTTGGACACAACGTTCGAAAAAGGACGTCATATCCGGCGGAAATACTAAGTTCGCGTTTAGCTAGCCCAAT